TTACTTTCCGCTTTTGCATATAATTCTTCAATTGCTTGCGTCATTAACTTTAAGTCTTCTGTCGCTTGGCGTATTTCATCTGCCATTTACTACCTCCTATAAAAATTGTTCTAGTAAGTCGGCCTCCTTTTGTTGCTCCAGCCGTTCTTTTTCAATACGTAACTTTTCTTTACGCCGCACGCTTCCCTCTAACGATCGTAGTCGTGCCACAATAATTATGGCTAAATGAGCGTACGTTAACATAGCTAAATTTTGCGCGTGAAGCGCGCTGAATTGAGTAGGTAGTAAAAAATGATCTACCCACATACCTAATTCCTCCCTAGTCGATTCAGCAACGCGTAAAAATAGATGAATACCATTATTCCGACTTGTCGGCCGATAAGTCGGCGTCTTTTTGTAATGTCTCGATGTACTTATCGAACATATCCTTGCTAATTTTTCCAAGTGTCCAAATGTTTTCTGCGATTTCACGTACAACCTCCCCATTGGCTTCCAAAAGCTTACGCGCCTGCGCTGTATTCATTTTAGGACGAACAAGGCCCTCTGCCAAGGTATTTACAGTAAACTCAATATTGTCTACCTCCCCGTTTTTAGACGACTGTTGGTTGATTTTCTCCATTTGCAAAAAAGATAAGGCACGAATACGTACCCGCTTTTTCAAACCCTTGATGGTGATGTCTACTTCTAGAATTGAATCATCCTTTAATAAATCATCTACGTTATCGTAGTACTCTCCCGAACCAAATGCGTAATCAATCATGTAGAACTCCTTTCATATTTAAAAAAAAATAAACCCCCTCCATTTTTAAAGTGGAGGGGGTTTATTCATTGCTTAGTAGTCTCCGTTAACTGCTGGAGCCACTGTGAACCCACCGTTATCCATAAAGTCAAAGCTCATGGTAACTTCGTTATTTGCGGCATTGGTGATCTGATAACCAGTAAGAATTGCTGAGGGAACAGTCATAGTGTAACCACTCTTAGCAACCAACTTAATTGCGATGTACTCACCTGAATTTGAAACATTAATCAAGCGTGTGTGCGTAGTACGATTATCTAGCGGGAGCGTAATCTGGAATGACCCGTTGATTCGCTTAGTAGTCGTAAACGTGTACATCTTACCATTATCATTAAGGAAGGGACCGGCATCGACCTGATTAGTACGAAGTGAAGCCTGCCACTGCGACACAAAATCGACATTATCATACCCAGACGTGGTTGGGTTGTAAATCTTGAGGTAACCCTCAATACCTTTTACTAAAGACATGTGTTAATCTCCTAAAAAAATTTCACGTTAATTTTGGAGTGATGTATGTTTCAACTCCAACGGCAGACGTGTACACTGCCGAGTTATTTATACGCTCCACGGGGAACGAATAACTTTTGTAAGGGTAAAATTGAACATCGTAGGGAATCGTAATATTAGGTATACCGCTTACAACGATTGGATAGTTTAGCTTATTAAGTAAATCACCTAAGCTATCTGATGCTTCTGCAAGGCTAGTCGATAGCGAGCGGAATGTAATAATACCTTTCCATGCAGTCGTATTCAACATCCCATAAATACTTCCTAGACTTGGGTCCATCTGGTAGACTAAATATGGAGCAGATATTTGAGCAGGCGCAACTTCGTAGTAGATCCTCCCTCCATACTGACCAGAGACTTGTGTGAGAGCGCGAGCTACAATGCGCCAGATGTTAGGGAAAAGAGCATTTACGATCATGTAGTTCCTACTTAAACATTGAATTAACAAGCGCAGATACTTCAGTATTAACCTGCTTTACAATTTGAGTTGTAAATTTTTTATAAATAGACATTGAAATTAGTTTAGTGAAGTTAGTTAAACTTTTACCTAATGCTGAGTCGGTATTTTCAATCGCAAGATCAATTGCTTGATCTACTATCTGCTGTACAGAGTTAACTTTTATACGCTCACTAGTAATCTGAGCAGTAAAGTCGTACGATAATTTAAATAGTTCCATTACAGCAGTATCACGAATGTACATCTCCAGCAGTTCAATTTCCTGTCTAGAAAGATTTTTCTCTGCGTGTGTAGTATTTTCCGTAGCAATGCTATTAAATGCATCACCGCGTTCGACCATGCTGGCCGCGATGTCATTATTTTTAAACGCTAGTCTAGCAATTTTTCGATTGTATCTGTCGTATTTATCTTCTGAGTAAAGCGTGACATTAGAATTAACCGCAGAACCGGAAAAGAACTTTTGATTTGAGTAAACCGCTCGTTGTCCGGCGGCTGTATTTTTTTCAGGTGCGTCAATGCCGGCAATGCGTACTCGCTCTACTTTACCGTTTTTTAATTGTACATCGAAAGTGTCGGCATCAACTTGATGTTTAACAACTCCGTTCAAAATCTCTTTTGAGTTGTAAAATTGAAAACTCGATTGTGCTGACGAAGAATGTTTAGTTATCTGACTCGTTACTTGATTAAATTTTCTGTACTTTTCTTCCGAACTTAAGGAATTTAAGTAGTATCTTATACTTAACTCTAATTGATTTTTTACAACTATCTCTATGTTTTTTGGTAAGTTTGTAAAATAAATAATAAAACTATTTAATCGACTAACAGCGTTCATTTTCTTTTCTCTACTTGCACGATAAAAGCGCCCATAAGACTGTGCTTTGCAGGGACGTAAGTAACGTCATAAGTTACACTGTTAAAAACAATTTTGTCTCTTTCAGTTATTTCTGTCGCGTAAGGTAGTTGAATTTTTATCGTATTTGTGGAGATAAGTAACTGAAGTGCTCTTTCTTGCGAATCAGGTTGTTGTTGCACTGACCCCTGCCGATTGATCAACCGGCAGGGAACATTGCTTATTTCAGAAAATGACTCAGTGTACTCTCCGTCTACTGAGCCATAACCGTTAAATTTTTTAATAGTACACGTATCAACAAGAAATGATTCAGCGGCATTTCGAATACTTAGTGCTTGGTCAGTCCACGACATCGCGAACCTCTTTTAGGCGCGCCTCTACGAGTTGTACTTTCTTCACTGACTTTCCTTGATCGATCAATTGTTGATGAATCCGCTCAAGGGTTGCGACGGCATCAAATTTCTTTAGAGCCGCTTCAAACTCAGCTACCGACCGAATCTCAATGACGCGCAAAATTTCACCATCATTTACAAAGTTTGGTGAGTCAACTAACTCAAATTCCTCGTTGTACTCTTTAAGTAAGCCAGACCGAAACAACCCCGAATTTAATTTTCGAAATAACTTATCCTCAGGCTCCGAATAAATCTCAATTACTTCATCATCGTACACAAATTTAGTACGCTTTTTACTAGAATAATCGTAACTATCTTCCCCCGTTGTCAGTACCCATCCAATCTGCAAACGTGTATCCGTCGGGTCCACACGTAATCCGCCAACAACGTTGATCGGGACTTTTGTGTATCGCTTGTAAATTTTATCTTGCAGATTGAAATAAATGTTGTTAAGTGCCATTAGTATACTCCTTAAACGATTTTGATAACGCCGATATTCTCAGGCATATCAACAACCATACCGTATTGCATCCATGCGTGGAGCACGTAATCGGGTGGTTGAATTGTGGCGTCGGTTGATTCGTAGTACTCAGTTCCACCGTAGAGAAGAATCTCACCAGCGTTATCACCTACGACAATAATCTTGTCTTCAGGGATCAATGCCTCGCGCAAGTTCGGCAATTGATTACGGAATACTTGCGGAAGTTCAATGACGGGAACGCCCATATAAACTGAAACACGACTCGTATTCAGGTATTCCAGCAACTTTTCGTTAACTGGGTAGGCAATGCGGCCATTACCATCGGCATAAGCGTATTCATGGAAACCAGCAAACTTGTACATAGGCAACAACGATTTACGCGTACCGATAATGGCTTTTACTGTACCAGCCGTATAGAGCACATTCTCGATCATCGTGTCCAGAGTTGCAGCAGTAACCGCAGCAGTCTGAGCATAATGGCTTGGCGTGTCAGTTGAATTCCAAGTTGAAGTCAATAAATTAAACACGCGTGTGACAAGATTATCAGTAAGATCAAACTGAAGCTGCTGACGCATCTGATCTACAGTCTGTACAGCACCGTTCTGAACATTCCACAAACTCTCACGCACACCGCCGATAAGACGGTCAAATACGTAGCTGTGATAATCATGTACCGTAGTTGGCTGCGACACAAGGTGAGCCGTACCGGGCACCATTGACTGAATGTTATACTTACCACGACGAACACGCTTAATTGGTACCGTGTTCATATCAGCCTGTCTTGCAGGCATAAAAGTTGAAAACAGGTCTAAGCTCAAATGATTTGGCTCAACAAGTTGAACCAACAATTCAGCAAACGCTGACTTACCTAATTGAGAAGTACCTGCAGTCTTAGCTACTTCAGCAACAGACTTTAACAAAGCATCTTTATTCATTCGTTATACTCCCATGCTGATGTACAGAACGCCGGTATCAGGTGCATACCGCTCGACTATACCAATTGCGTGTGTGTTGTTATTAGTGTAGACCAACTTCCCAGACGTACCAACAGCGATCATGTTACCGGGTACGCGAATATTAGCATCATCTACAAAACAATTTACAGTTAAGCCAATTCGTCCGTTATGCAACGCAACAAGCTCGCCACTATACACAAGGGGCTCGGCCCACATACTGCGCGGCACTAGGTACTGCTTTTTGTAGAAAGTAGGATCGCCGTAAAGCGAAGCATCATTCAAGTCGTATACACGAGTCGATGGAACGCTATACCAGTCCTCATAGGTCGGACGAGGAAAGTTGTCGGGCGGGAAGAATGCAATGTACACGCCGTGCTGCTGATTTGCAGAAGCATACGTTACACTAGGAAGATCTTCTCTCACACCCGAGGCGGTCAAGGTAACAGCGCGGCCTTCCATAATGGTGGCGGCTGCAACACCCTGAGCGCTGAATTGAGTTGATACAATAACAGCCATTAAATTTCACCTCTCAAGATTTTTTTAAGCTCTCCTGCTAATTTCTTAGGATCGCGAGTATCAAACTCAGTATTAGCAGTGGGCTCTGGAACCGGAATTGAATCTTTCTTTTCCGATACGGTTTTACTATTCTTAGTCATATCCAAAAACACTTTTTGGAATACGGAGTCATCCATAGCTAGATAAAACTCAAGTCTCTCCGCAAGTTCCGATTCAGAAAAGACTGTACTAAGCTGCTGCATTAATACATTCTTCCGCTTCTCGGCTTGCGCTTGCCGCTCTGCTTCTTGGTATTGCGTGATCTGACTTTGAAGTTGATCAATGACTCCCTCCTTTTGAGTAACAAGAGCATTTAACTCCTCTACTCTATCTTGTAATTCTTTAAGCTCCATAGACGTTTTTTCGGCAACGCTTAGTAACGGCGTTCTGTTTCCATAAGCTGGAGTATCAACGATACATGTACCAGCAAAGGTTACATTCCGCAACCATCGTACGCCACTATCCTCCTCAGAATGAGTATAATAGACTTCCCAAGACGTACCAATAAAACCACCATCAGATGCCTGACTTTTTACAAGGTCATATATCGCAGGGTACTCGTCTTTCCATATAAAAGCGCGTGACTTAATAACATCTTTTCCATTATGCGTATCAAGAAAAGAGTCAACAATTGCGCCAATAGGGTGCGCTCCTGCGTGACCTCCATAAGAATCGCCATCTGACGAAATTTTAATTGGAGTCAACTTAGAAGTTTTTATAATATTTTCAGCCTCTGCCCGAGGAATTCCTTCTCCGTTGGCATTGGGCTCAAAATCAGTAAGAATCAAAAAGATTTCTTTAAGAAATGGGTTCAGTAGTTTATCTTCAGTAAGATAAATTGCACCATTCACAGATGCTGAACTTTTTTTGTCAGCGGCATCCATTTGCTTCACCAGCTTAGAAAACCAACTTCTTCCAGCACTTCCTCCCCAAAGCAACCAAGAAACCCACGCAGGTGAGTCTTTGGGCGCATTAGCGAATCGCGCATTTCTCCCATAAAACCGATTACCCATTCGGGCACGCTCCGGACTTACAGGTTTACCTTGAGTATATTTTCGAGCCCATAGCACAGTGGCTGACTCCAAACCATCCCCACTTAAGCCTTTTTCATGTAAGACTAAACCACGTTTTGCGGCCGCCTTTACACCAGCCGGTGGAGAAAAATCAATGTTACTATAGCGTGCAGCCATTGCCATGTCTTCTTCTGACTCTGGCTCTTCTTCTTCCTCTGGGGATTCTCCTAAATACTCATTCTCAATTACCCAGAATTTACAAATTGCTTCAGGCTCGATTTGACCCTCTACAATCGAACAAGACTTACTATCGTAACTAAAAAAAGCACAGTTAGC